GCCCGATCACGATCTTCCGTGGCAGCACGTTCAAACTCTTCCTCGTAGATCGCCTTCAACATCTGAATACGGTCAGGAGCCTTCTTAATTGCAATGTAGTACGCCAACCCGGCAGCAAGACACGGATAGAAGCGAAACGGGATCTGCATGGTGTCTACACCAGAATTAGCATCGTCCAATCGCACCAGCTTATCAACTACTAGAGTGTATGTTGTGTTAGGCTTCGGCCAAACGTACACAACAGGGATAATCTTGCGATCTACAAAGTACTGTACAGGGCGACCAATGCTTAACTTGTTCGGGATGTTCTGGTAAATCTCGCGGCTAATGCGATCAATGGTGAGGTCCGACTGAGACGCTGTACCAATCCCAGAACTATCTCTTATAACCGCAGTGATGATGTCAATCACACTTGATGTCAACGTGTAGGATTCATTATTGGCAGTAAGCGCAATATTTTCTTGGACAATCGTCCACTGGTTCAGGCCACGGTTGGCCCACTCAGCAAGAAGCAAATTCAAGCTACGGCGAGCCGTGCGCTGGTCGTATCCTGTGCGGATCTCAATGCCACAACGCTCAAACGCCTCTTCGATGTAGTCGGCTACATCTAACTCAAATGTCTTCGTGCCAGAAACTGTCATATCAACTCATCTTGCAAGGTTTCATACGAACCACTATTCCGCCACCACGGCTTACAACAGAGCCGCCCTTACTCATCTTCTTTGCCTTGCCTTCTCCCATGACGCGCATCGGTTTCATAGGCTTTACAAGGCCGCCCTTGGCAAATCCGGCAGAAGAACCCATCTGCCCAGTTGTCTTATTCATACCAACAAGAGCAGGATTTGTCTGCTCCGTTGTTCCCTGCGGTTGACCAAATGCTGCGCCCTGCATCCCGTAATCAGACGGAGAAGCATATGGGGATGCCTGTGGTACAGCAGGGGCAGGTGCCTGTGCTGTGCCAAGACCTGCCATACCAATCGGAGGAGCAGCCCCGACCGCACCACCATCAGCGTATTTACGAGCACGGTTCATCATCTCAACGTCCCCCTGCTCTACCAAGTCCCTTAACAGCAATACCGCACCCACGCTTTGACGAACGCTTGGCTGTTACTAGGCCGCCCTTGCGATATCCATCAGTCGGGCGGTCTCCAGCTTTAGGCGTAAGATCAGACCCTGCCATGGACTTAATGCTATCACGCATACTGGTTTCTCTATCTTGCGCCGCTTTGTTTGTAAGAAAATCTGGGACAAAATCACTGAGTTCCGGTTTCTTGTATTGGTTCATGCCCATATCTTCGGCCTTGAACCCTTTTGTCTGCTTTGGCGTAATATCGTAATCTTCAAGTTCACTACGATCCACTTTTCCAACCTTTGGAAGAGTGTCCATAATATCTGTGCCACTCTTCATCCGCGCACCGCCACGATTGGAGGTGGTCTTGGGAGGGGCCATCTTCGTGTTGTACTTCTTGCCCTGAAATTCAAACGTGCTTTCTCCGGCATCCAGTGCCGAACGAAACGCTACATCAAACTCTTTGCGAATTGAACTTGCCATCTTACTTACTCCTCTTCTTCGACATACCAGCCTGTGATAAGGCAATGGCGATTGCTTGTTTAGGGTTCTTTACCACAGGACCCTTCTTACTTCTTGTATTCAAGGTTCCAGCCTTAAACTCGCGCATCACCTTGTCTATCTTATTCTGCGCCTTCATGATCAATCACCTGTAGCCGGATGTCTTAGCAGCAATCTTAGGGGGCTGTTTTACAAACTGCTTTCCCTTCGCCTTACCTACACGTTTAGCCTTCGTCGTCGCAGCATACTCAGAAGGAGTAAGAGCCTTAATGGCAGCCTCCGGCAAATACCTCTCACCTGTCTTACTAGACGGCTTACCAGATTTGGTACGCCACTTCTGATCAGACCAGTTCTTCAAGGATTGTTGTGGAGCCTTCATTAGTCCCTATATCCTCCGCCCTTTGCCTTGTACTGCTTTGCCAGCATCTGCGCCTTACGGGCGGACCACTGACCAGCAGCCGTACCCTGCACGGCTGCGCCCTTAATCTTGCTAAACAAAGCCTTCCTCATGGTAGGCTTTGTGTAGTTACCTGAAGCATTTACACCAGACTTCTTTACAGGCAACTCACTCTCCTTTAGCTTTTACCACGACCTTTTGGCTTACCGATAGCAATCATGATCGCCATGCCACGGCCCTTTGAAGCCTTGCCGTGAGCCATGCCACCATGCTTCATGGCTGCACCTTTGTTCTTAGTAGCCATGCCACCCTTCTGCATGCCCATTGGACCTCTGAACGATGAGTTTAATGTTGGCCCTGCCCCACCCGACCAAGGTGATGAAGAACCTGCTGGCTTTGGCTTATTTGGATTTCGTGGACCAAATCCAGATCCGCCGCCACCGCCACCGCCACCGCCACCAGAAGGATTTGGACCTTGTGGACCAAATCCAGATCCGCCGCCACCGCCACCGCCACCGCCACCGCCACCAGAAGGATTTGGACGTGGACGATTGTAGGACGCCTTCTGCGCTTCTCTTGCAGACTCTCTGCGATCAGATTCCTGTTGTTCTTTGGTGGACATACCGCCCATCGCCATTTTAACAGGGCCACCACTTTTCATAGCAAGACCTTTGTTCTTGGTAGCCATGCCACCCATTGCCATCTTACCTTTGCCGTCGGCTGCAAAAGAAGGAACCTTTTTTCCGTCTTTCATAGCCATCTTGCCCATCTTGCTCATCATATCCATAGTAGTCTCCTTAACGATTTTCGACTAAACGATCTATTTTCTCTTCAATCCGATCAAATCTCTTGATGAGTTGGTCTAGATCGTTATGAAGATCTACTCGGGTGACATAGTTTCGGGCTATGTCCTCCCGCGTATTTGAGGTATGGCGGAACAATTCGTTAACCCTGCCATTAAGATACACCAAAATCCACGCCGTAGGAATGAGGATTATTGTTAAAAGTATGTTCCAGATAAACTCTAATCCAACCATCATGTCAGCATTTCCATCTTTTACGGGCCTGACGAAGACGGCTGTTTGGATCTTTTGCAGCTTCCGGGAACATCTTCGCTTGTCCCGCTGATCTTGCACAGTAAGACTTACGGCGTTTAGCCCGCTCTCCTGTGGGCTTGTCTTCTGTCACGGCAGTCTTTAACTTCGATCCGGGGTTGGCACGACGGAACGCTTTGACACCTTTTTCTGTCATGCCAGCACCGGTCTTCGTTTTACGGAAGTTGCCGGATTTGACAGATGTCTTAATTCCCATGCCCTTGGCCATCAGAAGTTCTTTACCATTTCAAGAACAATAGTATATCTGTCGCCGGAGGAGGCACCTACCGTAGTAAAAAGAAGGTCGCCTGTTTTTCCCGCACCAGCGTTATTTGACAGACCACCAAACCTGTTAAAATCAAACGAAACGAATTGGTCCGCACCAACAGTGTAACAAATAACGTCCGTTGACGCATCCCAAAGGAGGTCAACGCCCATACCTACTGTTATGGCGTCGAGGTTAACAATGTTGACTCCGGTGCAGGTTTGCCCTTGGTAACTGCTCAAGGCCGAAACGTCTACTTTAAGAACAGCAGACTCACCTGTTCCATCGGAGATATTAGTAAATTTCATGACGGCTGTTCTTGTGCCATCAAAAACTACCTGTGAAGTTACTGCATCAGCCATGTGATCTATCCTTTAAATAAGTGAAAGGGGTGCCAGATATTGACACCCCTTAAATCACATTATGGAATGTAAGTACCCTGCTGAATGTAGTTCACTTTTAGAAAGCCAGTACCCGTGCCTGTGTTTGTTGATGTAACCACAATCTTAATATCGGACGTTCCGACATTGATCCAAGTACCAATTCGGGTTGCATCTGCACCTGCCGTAGCATTAATAATCCCAAGTGTACCACCTGCAACTGCCGCAGCCGCCGTAAGTGCTGTTGCAGAAATCGTTGTGCCGATGCCAAGGGTAGTAGCTGCACCACTCCAAATAGCAGTTACATAAAGTTGAATACCTGTGATCGTGCTACCCGCTGGGATAACAATGGAGGTTGTATAAACGCCCGCGGACCCGCCGTTGGTAGCCTGTGTGATTTCTTGGTGCTGTGAAAGAACAACTTCGCCGACGTTATTAACGTCTGTGCCAAGCGTCGTACCCGTTGTAGATTTGATGGTGCCAGCGCGTATCGGGCCAGAAAAGGTCGTCGTACCCATGAGGATCTCCTGTCGTTGGGTTGTCTGCCACAGTGGCAGTCAGGGATTGCAAAACTCTACAATAAAAAAAGGGCTGACACAAGGCCAGCCCTTTCATATTTCTGTCAGTGACAGATTTTATGCACCCTGCGAACCGTACATGGCGCGAGGATCAGACCAACCGAAGCTATAACGCTCACGGGCCTTGTAACGAGCGTTGCCCGTTTCAAAGTCACCTTCCATAGCCGTCTTGATCGGGCTACGGACAAAGTGCTTCATGCCATTTGGTGCGTCTGTCTTAATGAAAAACGCATCAGGGTCGGTCAGGAAGTGGTTAACACAGAAGCCCTGTGGCATGTAACCACCGGTCTTGATCGCATTGATGTCATTATCAGCAGTACCAACACGCTGTTCCGACTTCAAGATACGCTCTGCGGTGAACTGAAGAGCAGATGGGATGATCAGCTTCATGCCACGGAGGGCAATCTTCAGACCACGCTCGTCGATGAACGCTGCAATGTCGATCAAAGACTGTTCGAGAGAAGTCTCGTTAAGGTCTGCCTGAGTTGCAAGCGTGTTCGACAAGTTACCGCCGCCAGTTGTAGGATGCGCGCTGTTGATCAACGAAACACCGTCGCCGCCCTTATAGGACGAGGAAAATGCGTTGTTGAGGACAGAAGCAGCCTTCACCTGTTTGGTGTTGGACATCGACCGTGCAAGAGCGCGGGTATAACGAGCCGACAGCTTGTCATACAGGTTATCTTCCACTGCCTCTTCCGTGATGGCGAATGCAAGAGCAATCGTCTCATGGGTGTAGCGAGCAGTGAAGGCTTCACCAGCGGTGTCGTACGAGATGGCCGCGCCTTCGCCCTTTACAGGGGCTTGGCCGAAGCCGGAGAGCATGACCTCTTCCTCGAATGCACGGTCAGAATTTTCCGTGTCGAAGATTTCGGAATGCTCATTGTCGTAACGGTCGTACTCCAAACCGAAAAGGGCGTTAAGACCCGGCTCCAGTTCTTTGAGGAGTTGTGAACGAGTAATAGCCATGGTTCATTACTCCTTAAATACCCGCGCCAGTGCCATTGGCATTGTAACGGTAGAAGTGGTTGTTAAGCAAAACAATCGCCAGACGCCCAGCAACCGTTGCATCGGAGTTCGCAGGAGTATCCTCGAAGCCCAAAATGCGGAGGTTGAGAGTGTTGGTAGTTGTCGCCGTTGAAACTGCCAACTCACCTGCGGACAAACCAGAGGTCGTTGAACCCGTGGTAGCCGTTGCAAAGTTAGCATTTGCGTGGATGATAGAGTCGGCGGCAGCCGCATCGCAGTTGATCAGGAACGTCTGATCAGGATGTGCAGAAATGATAGCCGTAGCCGCAGAACCACTAAGGACCGCAGCCGTACCGGGCCAGAAAGGTGACCACTTAGGTTTACCTGTCAGGTCGATATAGTTACAGCCAAGAAACGCACCTAGAATTGGAACAGTACCACCGGCAGCCGCGCCAACAACGTCAAGCATACCGTTTGTCAATGGAATCACAGGAGTACCCTGATAGATTACCGAAGACGTTCCAGCAGTTGCCGATGTCTGAATGTTGAATACAACATCACCGTTGGTATTTGCACCGCTTCCAAGCATACGATACGGGCGAAGCCCGAATGCGGCATCAATATTTGCCATTGCTTAGATCCTTATGTTATTCGGCTGCACGATTGCCGCCGAAAGTGACTCTAGATTGCCGTTCAGGTTTAATAATCGGCATGGACGGGTGTTGATCTCTCATCAGGTCGTTATCAACCGCGTCAAGCTGTTGCTGCGCTTGGCGATTATAATAAGCAGTACGCTGATTTACCAGATCTACGGGAATACGCGCTAAGACAAGACCCCCAACTGCAATGACGCCAGCATGCTTGCCGTTATCAATCGTGGGAAGATCCCAATCTGGGTATTCTTCGGCGCGAACGAGTTCAAACCCTTCGCGAAGTCGTGCGGACATGTTCTTCCGATCATCAACACCTGCGGCCTCCATTCGGAGCCAACGGTGCCTAAAACCCTCCGGTGCGGGGGGCGCGTCCAAAGAGGACGGTGGTTTCCAAGTCGTAGGTCGTGCGGCCTTGGAGCGGACGGTATCTTCGCGTTTTGAGCGATCCATAATCAGTCTCTCTCTGCTTGCTTCAGATTTACCTGCCGGGCGTACTGTTCATAACTCAGCCCCAGTGCTTTGGCAATCTTTTTTTGTGAAGTGGAAAGGTCGTCACCCTTGACAGCCTTGTTTGTTTTTTGTGCGCTGGTGGGCCGCGCACCTCCGACAGCGGATGCCAGCTTGGTTCCCTTGGCAAATTTATGCGGGAAATCATTCCGAATACGCTTGTCTAACTCACGATAATACGCATCGCTCGAAGGATTGTACCCCTCTGCAACAAGATCATTGTGAGTGTCGTAGGCCGTGTATGTCATGGCCTTATCCGCTCCGAACCATTCATTACGCTCCGCCCACTGCTGGGCCTTCTCGTCAGGAACTGGTTCTCTTCGAGGAGCAGCAACTTGCTGTGCAGACTGTTTGTCATACAACGTCCGCTGTTCCTGTTGATACTTGTAGTTGCGGATCTTGTCGCGTTCCAGTTCAAGCCTTGCAAGATACTGGTTAGCTTCAAGCTGTTTATCCGTGTCACCAGTGTCAACAGCAGACCGATACTGGTCCTTGTAAAGCTGCTCTTGGACCTTGATCCGCGTGTCCGCTTCTGTCGTGTACGACTGATCCAGAAGTGATGTGCGCCTCTGCATAACATCAAGCTGGTTCTTGACAGATTTGGCATAGTCCAGTGCCGCCTGTTCACGACGCTCGGTTTCGCGGACTTTATAGGTCAGCTTACCAATACGCTTCCTGACAGATTCACTCTGGGAGGCTAGGTCGTCATCGTCGTCGTCTTTTGATTTCGGTTTAACCTCTACCTCAACATCCTCGTCATCTGACAACTCTTCATCTACAACGGTTACTTCAACGTCTTCATCATCTTCAAACATGGTAACTCCTTAATGCGCTGTTAGACATTCATGATGTCTTCTGGATCAGCGATGGTTGCGATGACCTCATCATCGTTTAGGATACGAACTTCACCGCCATCAATCTTGAAGCGTGAACCCGCATAGCGACCGAATAGAATCCAGTCGTTCTTCTTGCACCACGGACCTGCGGTGAATTTGTTTTCGTCCCCGTAAGCGTCTGGCCCAACTGCCAGAACAAGCCCGACGACGGTGGCAATGGTCTGT